GTTTCCCAGCGCCGTGCTGCCCTTTTTGATGGAGCCTTGAAATTGGTTAAAGCGCAGGATGTCGCGCGTCGTCGGTGTGGTGTCCAGCGTTACCGCCTGCTTGACCTCGCCCTGCGCGATCAGACCGACCGTGGCATTGGCCGCACCCGAGCGGGCAAAACCCACCTGCAGGCTGTTGACCATGACGCCAGACGCCACAAACCAGGCAGGGATGTCGGGCAGGCCTGTTTCGACGCTCAGGCTGGGCAGACTGGATTTGCCAGAGATGAACGTGTGGGTCAGCGTACCGGTGCCCGTGGTGGTGGCGCTGCCCAGCAGGGCTTTGAGCCACATGCCGATATTGCGCACGTCCACGGGGACGACGATGTCGCCCTCGACCTTGATCACGTCGCGGATCGGGGCGCTGGGGTCTCGGCCCAGACCGATCAGGTCGTTGGCGATCAGCCCCTGCTCGGAGCCGAGGGTGGTGGATACAAAGGGCAGCTTCCAGTAGTCGCCCACCGGGTTGCTGCCGTAGGTGGTTTCGAACGCAGCCAAGAGGCTGGCGTTCGCGCCGTAGGCACGGGCCATGATGACTCCTTGCAGAAATGGATGTGAATGGGTGTTGAAACGGGTGTCGACGGATCAGTTCAGCGGACCCGAGCTGCTGTAGTACAGGACCACCGGCAGCAGACAAGCCTTGATGCCGCTGCTGCCGTCGGGCGCCAGCTCGTCGAACTTGGGCGGACCGATGTCGGCGAACTCGACAACACCGCCAAGCGTGCGGTCGGCTTCGATCAGCGCGGCCAGTTCGATGAGCAGGTCGTCCATGCGGGCATCGCGCACGCTGGCGTCCGGATCGGCTACGAACAGTTCGATGGCCACCTGGTGCTGCCAGTGGTAAGTCAGCGGCGAGAGCGACACCTCGGGCTCGCCCATTTCGCCGTCGCGCAGGATGGCCATGGCGTGGTCGGATACCCTCTCGGGCAGAGCGGCGTTGCGTTTGACCGTGGTGCCAAGGGATAACTGCCCGAGCACCGCGAACAGCGCGCCGATGGCGCTCTCACGTTGACTGGGTCGTTGGCTCATGCGCTGCCTCCTCGGCGTTCAGCCTCATCGAAGCGGTTGGCGATCCGGTTGGCCAGCGTGCTGACCCAGCGACGCGAGGCGCTGTCGATGTCGAATTTCTTCTTGAGAGTCACCTGCGGCACCAACAGAAACATCGGCACCGTGACCAGGCCTCGGCCAGTGGCTTGGGCCTTTTGCGAGGCAGCGGAGAAGCCGCCACGCTGGCCCTGGCGGGCACGCTGGTTTTCGGCAACGAGGAGCGAGGGCTTGCCCCGGCGGTAGACAAAGCGCAGGCGATGGCCACGGAGCTTTTCCCAAAGACCAGGGGTCATGCGTTTGCCACGGGGGCCTTTGCCAGCAGCGGGCAAGGCAATCGCCAGCCAGAACCTGTCTTTGGAGCGGATGGTCGCGCCCTGGTCATGGGCGCCGACCACTTCTGGGGCTCGGCTGTAGACCAGGCCCGCTGCCTTGATGCTCATCTGGCCTTTGGGATAGACCTCGCCGCGCCAGGTGTTTGCCAGGCGCTGACCCAACCCAGCACCCGTGATCTGGCTGCGCAGTTCGGTCTTGAGACCGTCAGTCGCCTCGCGGATGGACTGCGTCACAGCCTGCTCGGCAATGCGCACTTCATCCGCCAACATCTGGTCCAGGTCGCCGGACAAGGACGCCATCAGCCTCATACCGGTGCTCCAGTCAGGGTCCAGATCAGGCGATCACGATCGGCCAGCGGCTCACCCACCACCTGGTAGGTCTGGCCAGCGACGGTGAAGCGTTCCCCCTCGCGGGGAGACATCACATCTCGGACCATCACATCAAAGCGGTGGGTCGCCAGCGCCAGGCGCGTGTCGCCAAAGGACTCGACAACATCCGGCTGCTTGGCAACGAGCCGCGTTGCGATCTCGCGACCATCGGCCAGCCGGTAGGTACCGGGCACCCCCAGCCGGGCAAACAGGCGTGAGACTGCCCGATCAAAGGCGTGTTGCATGCCGGTGATTAGGCCGAGGTGAGCTTGACCAGTACACCCGGGCGATGGCACATCGGCAGCGGATTGCTCTGCGTGTGCAAGTCAGTGCCGCGATCGAACTGACGTGGCGCCTGCTTGGCGTACAAAGGCTGCCCCAGCGTGTTGACTGTTTCGTTGAAGTCGGCCGGAGCGAAATAGGTTCCGAAAGTATCTACAGTGCCCAGCGGAAAGGCATGCGCCTCGCCCGGCTCAATGAAGCGACGCGTGTCCAATGTGCCGTCGGCTTTGACGTAGGCTGCTTGACCTCGGTACTCCTCGAAAGTGACGCCTGCAAAGGTGAAGCCCGAACGCACATCGTTGATCAGCACTGCGCCCTGCTGCCAGTTGGTGTAGGCTGCCTTGACATCCTTGTGGGTAGTCAGATCGCGGAAGAACTCAGGTGAACAAAGTACATGAACACCAGTCATGAATTCACCCTGCAAAGCATCCTCGATGATGGACAGCAATTCATAGCTGTGCTTCTTGATCTCGCTGCCTGAATTGCCAAGATCAAAGTTCACCGACTGCGGCGTGATTTTGAATTCGGTGAACAGATTGACCAACTCAGTGCCGTCGGCATCCAGAATCTTGCCCTTCAGAGCGCCCATGCGCAGGTGTTCCAACGTGATGGCGTGCTTGTTGCGCATCGTCTCCAGGTGACGGGCCAGCACGCCGGAGATAGCTTCCATCTCGGTTTCAGACCCAAAGGCACGGATGCCCTGGACTTCCTCGGGCAACACCACATCGTCGTGTGGGATGTGAGGAATAACGAAGGAGCGCAGCTTGCGCTTGCCACGTTCACCCACAGTGCCGGGCGAGCCGGGTGCGCGAGTAGGCAACAGGTTCAAGCGACCGGCGTACTCCTCCACGATGATCTGACGCGTACGAACGGGCTTGGCTGGAAACAGATTCAGGGCTTCCAACCGACCGTAACGGTTGGGAATGAGATTGATGGCAGCGGTGAGGCTTGCCATCGAAAAACCGGGATTCAGAAACGGGTTGTTCATTCGGATCTCCAAAAATGACGAAACCCGCGCAAGCCACATGGCCAGGCGGGTTCGGGGGAATGTGGGGAATGGGTGACGGGAGGATCAGACGCGTTGTTTACGCACTCTCACGCACCAACACGCCACGCTCGACTAGTTGCTGCTCGTAAGCAGTGCGCTGGGTCCCGGTGAGTGCAATCGGCCAGACCAGGGCGGTCTTGGCCACGATGGCATGACGGGCGATCAGGATGGCATCAGACCGGTCGGCGTTGGTGGCATCGATGTCATTGGCCAGCACACCAATGGCCGATTCGGTGCCATCGGTGGCGGCTGGGTCGATGGCGTAGTGCTTGCCGTCGCTGGCATTTCGACCAAGCACCGTGCCAAGAGGCAGGTTCTGACCAGCAGCGATGGTGG